CAAAGCGCTTGGCCTGGTCAAGTGCCATCTCAATCTGGATGGCCGTACCCATGCTGGACTTGGACTTCTTAGCCTGAACAGCAGCTTTGGTTGCCGTAGACTTGGCATCAAAATACTTGCCAAGGACGGGGCCGAGAGACGATACATCATCAACAGTCTTGCTGACCTTCTTGATCAGCGCAACTGCTGCCTGTATGCCTGCTAGCGCTGTGAGTGGATCAATAATTTTCGGTCTCCGGCAAGTTGTAGTACTTGGCCTCACCAGCTTTTCTAGCAGCTACAGCCTGTTCCAAGTCTTTGTAATAACCAAGCCACTTGTTTTTCCCGTCAACCTTGATGAAAACAGTCCAACTTTTATGAGTCTTTAGCCATGACACGCCAAGATGCCCACTTTTATTGTGGTTAGGCAAGCCAATGTTTTGGGCATTGTCTTTGTACGAAACATCACGCAGATTACTTAAACGATTGTCGCTGGCAATTCTGTTCTTGTGGTCGATAACATTTTTAGGAAAATGTCCGTGTACATACAACCAAATGAGCCGATGAGCAGCTATTGCCTTGCCGTTAATTTTTATGTCGCTGTAACCATGCCCATTGATGCTGCCAGCCAATTGCCACGGCTGAACATTTCGCCCGTTACCAAAACGCCACCTGACTTCGCCAGTCTCTGGGAAGTAGTGCAGTGCTTTGCGTATTCCGTCTTGCGTTAGATCAATCACTTTCCGCTACCTTCTTTGGCTCTGTCTTGCCTTTTTCCCGCCACTTCAAACACCAAACCAAGAGCCTATCAGATGACCATGACCATCTCACGCATTCATAAACTGGGGCGGGTGCTTGCGCCACTGGCGGGGGTGGCGGCAGCGCGTCCATGATTACATGAGGATTTTCTTGAACATCTCGGCAGCGAAACCTGGCCCGAGCAGCGTGACCGCAATCAGCGCATAAAGGATGTATTCAATGCGAGACATCCGCTTGCTGCCTGACTCAAACGATTTCTGGATTGCCTCGTAGCGCAGCGCACAGATTTCCTCATGCGTGGCTAGCTTGGCGTCTGTTGCATCTATCTGGTTCATGTCGCAGACTCAAGTGCGGTGATGCGGGTTGTCAGGGCTGTGATGAGGGCTTGTTGCTCTTGGATTGCCGCTGTCAGTGTGGCGACCAAGAAGCTGGTGTCGATGCCTTGGTACTGCGGGTTGCCTTCAGCATCCACAGCGTCCTTTGCGCCAGTGACGCAATCTGGTACAACTTCTTGTAACTCATGGGCAATAAAACCTTGCCCATCAGAACCATCTACTTTCCATTTGTAATTAACTGGTTTAAGTTGTGCAACAGTTGCCAAAGCGCCGGTCATTGGCGCTATATTTTCTTTTAGTCGGTAGTCTGAGGATGTAGCGTAATTTACGCTTGTAACTCCGTTTTGTTGTATTAAGCCTGCTGTTCCATCTGCTGAATTTTTAAATAGAACAAATATATTTGTGTTACCCGATACTGTAGCGGCTCTTATACCCAAACCATTATTTGATGCGCTATCAAAATAAATACTTGCTTTTCCAGCGGCAATTTGACTTGTAGTCCCCACCAGCAAGTTACCGCTGGAGTCGATATTTAATCTTGTTGCAGAAGCAGCTTCATCAAATACAGAGAATCCCGCATTACTTGCACCGGGCACTCCACCTACCAAAGAAAAATCACCACCGCCACTGCCAATGTTTTTAAATCTCAAACGCACATTGGACTGGTCATTACCGACAACCGACATTGCAAAAGCGCTAGTAGGTCCGTTTGTATTGTTAACAACAAATTTGCCGTATGTTCCTGGCGAAGTCTCCCCAACCCCCACATTGCCGCTGGCATCCACCACTGCTCTTTGAGTACCAGCCGTAGTAATTGCAACTTGGTCAGCCGCAGGGAAGAAGATGCCGGCGTTGGTATCGCCATCGTTAGTGATAGATGGTGCAGCAGCAGATCCATCTGCAAACTCAATGACTGTTGCCGATCCAGTGACACTTAAAGTGCCGGCGACAGACAAAGTTTTACCAGCGCCGACATTCAGACCGACAGATGTGCCTGTACCGGCTGCCGCAAAGATGGCGTCCACCGAGTCTAGGTCGGTGTTGATCTTTGTCCCCCAGGTGTCTGTCGATGCGCCTACCTCTGGCTTCGTCAGCAGTAGGTTGGTGGTGGTGGTATCTGCCATGCGTTACTCCTAAATAGGTGTCCAAGTCTCTGAATTATCAACGATTGCGACCCAAGTTTCTGCACTGTCGCTGATCGGTGTGTAAGTTTCTGCGCTGTCGGGTATCGCACCCCAGCCAAAGCCAAAGATGATGCCGACAGAACCTGTGGCGCTGTTGCCTGTCAATGCAATTGTGATGGCATTACTGACACTGCCAACTGATCCCGTTGCGCCGTTGCCTGTGATCGCTTGGAAAGTGATGACCTCGCTCGGCATCGTCTCCACAGCACCAGTCGCCACATTGCCTGTGACAGCCTTTGTGCTGGTGACACTGACAGAGCCGACAGAGCCTGTGGCCGTGTTGCCGGTGGCAGCAAATACAAGACTCGGGGTAACGCTGCCAACAGCACCCGTGGCCGCATTGCCGGTGACTGCCTTGCTTGATGCCGCCAAGACCGAGCCGGCAGCGCAGGTGGCCGCATTGCCGGTGATGGCAATGGATACAGTCAGCCCGACTGTGCCGACATTGCCCGTGGCAATCGTCCCGTCTTCTTGGACAGACCTGTCAGCCAGCAAGTTGCCAGCAGCACCAGTCGCCTGGTTGCCGCTGATGACAACATTGCCTATGCCATAAGCACCAAGGCCGTAATAGCCTGACCCATAAGCAGCCATGCCGCTGCCCCTTGGTTAAGCCAGCCGGATCAGGCCGGTGCTGGCGTCATTGGTTGGCATGGTCAGCGTGAATGTGCCAGCGGTCACTGTCTGTGAGCCAAAGGTGTGGACGCTGACCGCCTTGTTTGACTGAGTGCTGTTGTAAATCAGGACGGCATCAAACGCTGTGGACAGCGTGACAGCAGAGTAGCTGATGCTGGCGCTGGGGGTCACAAAGGCTGTCGTGCCGCTGGTGCTTGGCGCAGTGCCAAAGGTCACTGTGACGCCGCCGGCAGTGTAGCCAGTGCCTGATACCTCGTTGGTAGCGCTGTAGGCCGTGGTGGCCGCATTGACAGTGGCAGATGCCAAGTACAGCGCAGCCTTGAAGGTGTCGGCAGTCGTTGCTGCACGAATGACGCCAGTGCCAAAGTTGTGATGACCGACAAGCAGTTCACCTTTGAAACTGGTGCAGAGGGCTTGAGTGTTAGCGATGATAGTTCCCTTCTTGGGTTGTACCCAATTCAAGTTTTTGACTTTGCCATTTTTTGCTGTTTTTCAAGCAACTCACATGGCTTTGCGTAATTCCAAATTCAGCAGCAATTTCTCTTTGTAGTTTATTTGATTTTCTTATGCACTGAACTTGTTCATCTGTTAATTTTGCTCTTCCGTGACGCTCACCAATGCACATTCTTCCCTTGCTCTTTGCATCTTGCATATTTTCCAGCCTAGTCCCCAGCACCAGGTGGTCGGGGTTTACACAGCTTGGTGTATCGCATTGATGCATTACATCTCTTGTGTCAAGCTGACCATTAAACAGACGATACGAAACCCTGTGAGACAACTCATGCTTAAGTTGAGTCCTAAAATTGCCATATCCATTTTTCATGCGATACGCCGTCCACAACCAGCAACCAGAGTCATGTTTATGTACATGAGACATAAACCTATCAACTTCTGATTGTTTTGGTTTTCCGGCCATGCTTATCCAATCGACTCGGTGATGCCATCAGCAAAAACACCGCGCTTCAGCGCCATGTGGACAGATCGATGCACCAACTCGCCATCAAGCCAGTACTCGACCCAAGTCGTTGTCTCGGTATCGTTATCCAATGACCCCTCACGCTTTTCAAGCAGTGACTCGTCCATCTCGCCTTTTGTGGTGGTAATCATATTCATCCAAAAGTTTTTGCACGGGTAAGCAATGCACCGCCTGATGTCGCGCCTCGGTCATCAGCGACTTGCAGGTCATTTAAAGCACGCTCATACAGCGTTGCCCACACCTGAATTCTATTGTCATCTTGAAGGTATGGCGCAGCTTGCAGCAGACTTCCGTACAAATAGGCGTCTGGGCTGGACTCCAAAATAAAGTTGGTTGCGACTGACGCCGACAACTTGCTTATTTTTGCGTAGTAAGTCAACTCAGTCGCATAGTTAGAGTCTGGTGTTGGCACAAGTCTGAACTGCTGGCCAACCACGCCAAAGAAACTTGGCCTGCCACTGGCTGTGAATTTTGTGGCCTCTGCATCCAGCGCATCTATAGTCATAAACGACAGCGGGGTAACTGGATTAGTGCCACTCAGCTTGAAGGACTTGACCTCTAAAAAGTCATTGGGCGTTGCGCCGTACTCGGCATTGAATGAGGCATTGGCCCTGACGATCATCTGCCTGGTGCGCAGTGTGCGTTCCATCTGCGCCTCGGCCAGAGAGATGAAGTCAGGGATAGCCGCCGTCAGGTCTGACCGATTGAGCCA